CAATGGTGTTCCATTTAAGAAATATGATGGTGGATATAACCATTCGGATTTTCAAACGTTTGTTAAAAATGTTATGGTGGAAGCATCCAAAGTTAAGGACACTTCTGAAATAAGTGAAATCCCACCATACACGATTGGTAAACCAAATTCATCTAAAGTATGCTATTTGACCTTCCAGAAGGCATACTAAAGTCACAAACAATGATGGCTTAAATAAAATTTTAATGGTATTTTTTACCATTAAAATTGATATAACATTCTGCTTCTCTTCCATATTCAGAGTTGCAACAAGCCACAAAGTTATTTTTCATTTCTTCGTTCAAAACTCGGCATGGTTGAACTCCAATTTGTTGAGAAAAATAACCTCCAGATTGACCACAACACTGTTTATTTTTTCTGTTGGCGTTTAATAAACCACACCTACAGTAGAGTGGATAAACGCCTCCTTCAACTCGCAAAGTATCCAAACATAGTACAAAAAGGACAATGAAGACCACAAACTCTAACTCATTCACCTGAAACGTGCCACATGTGGCACGTTTCTTTGTGATAAGTCGACCCATCCGCTTCGGAGAGGCAAAGCCTCTCTTCAACGATGGTGCTTTGCACCATCGCTTCGCGGTGGGTTGAAAAAAAATATTTTTTATTTAATTTGGTACGATTCAATCATACACACAACATCGGCAATATCATCTTGTTTGTTTAGGCTAGCAAAGTACCTTAAATTATCTCCAGCGAGTAAATTTGTTACAAACTGAATTGTCCACTCTTTACGGTCCTTTTTAGCCTTTAAATTTGTGGCTCCCAATTTTTTTGTTTTTGTGCTTGCATTGTAGTTTAGAATTTTTTTTGATGGATGAAAAATTTTAAGGTACGCTTCAAGATAATGTGATAATTTTAAAGCTTGCAAGTTTATGGTCATCTGTCTCTCTATCAAAAAAATATCACATTTTTCCCATATGTCCTTGTAGCCATCCATTATTTGAAACATTGATAACCCCAAATCTACAGGTTTATTTTTACCTTTTTTTTGTTTGGTAAAAATAAGGTCAACCATATCCTTTTTTAATAATTTATCATTTTGTGAAATTTTAAGGTCAGACATCATCTCAACTAAATTTTCCTTTTTACTTTTATTGAGGTCAGATTTGGTCATGATCCCGTTGTCTAAACATGTATTTTTTAATAGTATAAAGTCACCTTTATCTTTGACGGCAAAGGCGAAATTTCTTATTCCCATGTCAAATGCAGCAATCATCTTTTATTTTCTTGACGTTGTTTATAAGCATTAAAAAATTTAAATTTATTTAAACTAAAAAGGTTGAAAGAACCATAATTGTCCAAAAATGAAATATTTGTAGATAAATATATTTAAGATAAAGAGCACCATGATTGTTGATATTTTTATACTCACCGTTTGGATGACATATCTAACCACGGTAACCACTATTTCCTTGATAGGCCTCATGGCCATCTTGGGTTATTTATGGTATTTTGGACCACATAAAATTGAAAAAATTAAATTTATCTTGACCAATGATAATGCTACCTCACCTGAAAGAGGTACATTGAAATCGGCTGGATATGACCTTAAATCTTCTGAAAATACTATCGTCCCAGCAAGGTCACATAAAGCCATTAAAACTGGAGTTAAGGTTATTCTTCCGACCAACACTTATGGTCGAATTGCATCACGATCAGGACTATCTTTTAAAAATGGGATTGAAGTAGGTGCTGGTGTTATCGACGAAGATTATCGAAATGAGTTAATGGTTATTTTGCACAATCACAGCGACAAAGATTTTGTGATTGAATCAAAGGATAGAATTGCTCAATTGATTGTTGAAAGAGTGGTATATCCAACGACTTTAATCGAAGATGTTAATGGTGGTATTCAAACCATTAATTCATGTATTCGATCAATTCGTGGATTGGGTGGTTTTGGTTCAACTGGAAAATAAATAATTTATCGATTTTTTAATTTTTTTAAGTTCAATTGAACTTAAAAAATATTTGACTTCTAACAAAATCGTTTATCCCTTTAAGATTCAACCCACACAAATGTGTGCGCTCGCGCACACATTTAAGTCTGTTTTAACCTTAAAGGCTTACCTTTCAAACCCTTTGGGCTTGAAAGGGTTATAGTCGCTCTAATTTTTATTTTACATTTGACCTCTAATAAAAGAATGGAACTTTCAAATAAATTCAAGTTGACATTGCAAGAACGTGAAAATGTCATCAAAATGTATACCGAAGGCACTTCGGTTATATCACTCGCAGAACAATATGGAGTCTCTAGACCAACAATATATAATATTATAGAAAAGGTTAAACATCCCAATAAAAAAATTGATTTTTATTTCGATAAATCAGATGAAAATAAAGATATGTCTAACCTTACAGTTGAACAAAATAATATAAATTTCTTAGGTGTTAAAATTGATACTGAAAATGGATCAAGTAACCCTAAGATACGTAAAGCGTTGGATAAAAGCTTCCAACTGCTTGATATCATGAAGTTTATTGAAGTAACCAAATTTAAGCTTAATATGACCATGTTTGATTACTTTTGGCAAGTAGTGGTTGGAAATGTTACTCATACCCTGGTGGGTATGAGTGTTCTTAAATGGTTTGGTTATGATGGGAGTCGGCGAAACCACAGATTAGTGAAACCCAGCGAATACTATAAACAACGACAAAATTTTAAGAAAATGTTGATTAACAATAATATTCCCCATTATGAGTTGACACAAAAAGACAAGGAAATAGAACAATATCCAACTATACAAGAAGAATTACAATTAGTTCCTTCAAACGTTAAACACACTAAATTTCTTATAATGGAACCCGACGACCTCAAGAAGCTTAAAACTCAAAGAACTCTATTTCCTGATTTAGTGGTTCTTTTGGACTTTAAATGCAATCCAAATTCTAAAATTCTAAAACTCTATACAATCGCATTAAGGAGAATTTAAAGCTTAAAAATGTTATTTTCAAAAACAATGATATAGACCTTCAAGAGTCCGAGGTAACCCAACAAGAGTTGATAGAAGAAATGAAGGTTATTAACGACCAAAAATATGATGTTTAATAAAAATACAATTTTAAACTCTTTTAGAGTTTAAAATTGATCTAAGGCCATGCCATAGTCTGTTCGCTTGGGGTTTGATTCAAACTGTATATCAAAATAATGATACAAATAACCATAACGGGATAATCTTTGTAATATATACTGTAAACCAACCAAACGGCGGTCAATATTTCACTTATATCAAATTTGGCTCTTTGATGGCTTTTTGGAAGCAGCGTAAAGGCTAAACCCAAACCGATAGAAATTAATGGTTTAGTCCACTGTGTTTCTGGAGGACTCGAACCATTTTTTGATGTTTGTTCCATTTATTATTTGAATAATAGCATAGGTGTGTATTGACCACTAATAAACTTGTTTTTTGTGAAGTTTGTCTTTCAGACTCGAACTACCCGCAAAAAATTGATTTTATTTTCATCTACTACGGCCACCGAAGTCGGCCTACGTAGTTCGGGGTTGGAGTCAAGTTTAAAAATTGGGTCACTGAAAGTAGGTCAAACAAAACTTGAAATTAATACCGGTTTTTATATAAATAATAAAGACCATGGGAATAAAATATTTTTTTAAATGGTTCAAAGACTCTTTTCCAAGAACTGTTAAATCTACCCAGCTTGGAGAGAGCCAGAAATTAAAAGATGCTCTAAAAAAATTGGAAGATGATCACGGTGAAGATCGCGATAATAACCCATTTTTGTTACTATTGGATTTGAATGGTATAATTCATACCTCATGTCAAAAAATTTATAAATATGGTTCTTTCGAACCAAAATCTTTGTTAAAAAAATCACCTCCTATAAACAGTGGTGAAAAGGACTTGTTGGTCTTTGAAGATGTTTTAAATAGTATTAACTTGTTGATAACCACAACAGACCCATTAGAAATAGTATTATGTATAGATGGTGTGGCTCCTATATCCAAACAGATACAACAGCGGCAACGCCGGTTCCTTTCAAAAAAAACTAATGGTGGCTTTGACTCTAATTGCATTTCTCCCGGCACCGATTTCCTCTATAGGCTTGGAATATACCTTAAAACAAACATTGAAAAAAAATTGGAAGAAGATTGGCTGGGTGTTGAAACAATTTATTTTATGGACTCATTAGTCCCTGGAGAAGGTGAACATAAACTGTTTGATTTTTTGAGATCAAATCAAACCACAATAATAGAGAAAAAATTCAACATTGTTGTGGTTGGAAATGACGCTGATCTTATAATGTTGTCTTTGCTTGTGTCAACCTTATTTTTAAAAGAAAATTTGATTTATATTCTAAGGGAAGATTTGGCTTCAAAAAAATTGGACTACCTTCTGGTCAACATTAACCAATTCAAAAAAAATATTTTGAATTTTGCAATGGATAAACCCAAGTTTAAACACCATGATTTTGAATGTGTAGTGTGTGATTTTGTTATTCTTTGTTTTATGGTTGGAAATGACTTTTTACCTCCAATTCCGCTTTTCAATATTTTTGATGGTGGTCTTGACCTTATGATGAAGTATTATTTTACAACCCCCGGCTATATTTCATTCAAGCCTCGACGTCGCAACCGTTCCGGTCGCGACGTCCCACGATCTAAAGGAATTAAAATAAATTTTAAAAATTTAATGGGTTTTTATAACCATCTTTTAAATGTTATCAGTCCACAGGCCATTCAACACTATAAAACCAGAGAGTATGGTTTTCCAAATATTTTGCTTGATATAGCGTCTCAGAAGGAAATTTCATTTATGGACATTTCACTCCATTATTTGAAGTCGTATTCTATTCATCACAATATAAACAAGAAACTGGTTAAATCATACTTCGAAGAGATTAAATGGATATTCAACTATTATGCTTACGGAGGCCATACCGTTGATTGGAAAATGTATTATCCGAGTCAATTTGCACCTTCACCAGTTGACTTGGTTAATTACCTGAAAAAGCATTCTTGCAATGAATTGGCAGAATCAACAAAAAATCCAGCCAATGAAACCTGTTCTGTTCCAACAACATTTAAAATTGATCCCTTCTTTCAATTACTGTGTATTTTACCACCTCACAGTGCAGACTTGCTACCAAAACCACTAAACAAAGTATTATGTGAAAAATTGGAGCATTTCCACCCTAAAGAAATACATATTGACTATGAGGGAAAACTAAATGAGTGGGAGGGTATACCTATACTTCCTCCGCTCTGTCATGATGAAATATTAACCGTTTATAATGCTTATGTCAACCATTGTTCCCAGGAAGACTTGAAGAGAAATAAAACCTCAAAACAGCTCATGATTTCAGTTGTAACTTAGTTTAGACTGAAAAACACCATAATTATTTATTTATTTATTCCATACGGGTATTCACTACATTCAATAGAATTAACTAACGTGCCACCAGCACAGGTTAGTCAATTTTACCATAATTTATTTAGTCTAGTTAAATTTTTCCATTAATAAATGGACCCAATAGAAAACTTTGTAACTTATAGTTTACGTTACCAACTCTTACTAGCCCAACATGTGGCTGGTATTTGTAATAAACCAGTTTATGTATTTGATAAGAATGGTTTCTTTGACCTTCCAGAAGATACAAATGTTGAAATCATTGATAGTGTTCGAACCGTTTTTAAAGATGGTTTACGAGCAGTTTTGAGCGTAGCCGTTAAAGAATCGTTTGGAACCAATGAAGAACTGTTTATCAAGTACCTGGATAAAAATGTGGTTGGAAATGATGACATTGGACTTTATGTTGTCCCTGTTGTCCCAAAAGAAGTACATCAGAAAAATGAAGAAGTCTCAGGAGAACACGAATCAAATGAAGAAGTCGCCGCAGAAGAACACGAATCAAACGAAAAATCAATTGAAAAAAAAGAAACCGATTTAAAGGAGATTACAGAGGCTATAGAAAAATTAGAATCTATTCTTTAAATTGTGGTTCTTCAAAGTTTTAATTTTTTTAAAAAAATTAAAACTTACATTCCACCTTATCAACAATGCAGAAAGTTGATTATTTTTAAAAAATATGGTTAAAATAACTCTGAAGACAAACAGAAAATAAAATGGCTTTTATTGAAAATTTTATTCAAAATCTGAGCACGTCAGTCAAATGGGTTGAAGAAGAACACCAAGTACCAGTCAATACAACCATTAAAAAATGGAATGAATTGACTGGTATGAATATACCTTTGGTCGTTATACATTTGAAAGTCGTCGTAGTTGAAAAGAAGGTTGAAATATACCCCAACAATGCACCACCAAACCTCGAGGAGAAGCAAAGCTTTGTGGACTACACAACAAAGCGGGTGTGAAACCAAAGACCGCGTCGTTCAAACACTGGCATCTGAACATATTCACAGATCTTATCCCTTTCAAGCCCAAAGGGCTTGAAAGGAGGGTTATAACTTTAGAGGTTATGATCAAAATGGAAAAAATTGTTATGGTGAGAAGACGAACCAACAATATTAAAATATACTTAACATTAAACTAGCCACAACTATAAAAAAATTAACTAATCTTTTATGCCCCTAGGGGCATAAAAGAATATAAATATGGTCAATTTAAACACTATCAACTTCATAGTCGTCGAACAAATCTTGAATAGATTGTGGTAGGTCTTCAACCGTAACAACTGTTGATAGTTTATGCTCCTTTAGAGCCCTTTCAGTCCAATGAGATCTGAATTTGAATTTGGCCAATGCACTATCTAGCGCTCGCCCCACTTTTATAGCTTTAGAATCTGTGTCGGAATTGAAGCCAAATTCAACTAAAAAACATGTATCCTCTTTTAAGGTTGTTAAAACCTCATTTAAATTCAAAGTATAGCAAAATATCCACCCCTTTTCTATTGGATCAGTGTAAATTTCTAGAAATTTCTCTTTGTCGGCAAAGATATCAACGTCAATGTCTGTGTTGTTGGTCACATAATTATCTGTGTCCAAAAAAATTAGTATACCCTGGTCATATAACTCTTTAAAGACTGATTGCAGCATTTTTATTTAATAATTTTTCACGGTAAAAATTTCAATTTTGGCGGGTCTTGTTTCGGAGGCTTCGCCTCTCCTCAATGATGGTGTTGCACCAGAAAAAATAAAATTGAAATAATTTTTTATAATTGAAGTCAAAATAAAGATGAATGCTTTAATCGACTTGACAAAGTGTCGTGAATATTTGACTATAACTATTGGTGGAAAGAACCATCAAGTAAAATTAAACGGAACCATAGACGATCCGTACTTTTGTGGCAAGGATGCATGTCAAATTTTGGGGAACAAAGATTTTAAACAAGCTCTTCAAAAACATGTGAAACCAAAGTTCAAACAAGAATTGATTCAGTTGTACCAAAGAAAGGTGGATGGAGCATCCACCTATTTAGGTTCAAATCAGCCATTAAATTATAACGATGGTAAAGCAGTTTATATCAGTAAAAAAGGGTTAGAACAACTTGTTTCCAAAAGTAGGGTATGTGGTCCAGACACTCTTCAAAAACTTGTAGAGTCTTTTAACCTAGACCTTTCTATAACACCTAGAAAGGAGCATATACACCTTGAAGCCATAGAACAAAGTTTTTCTGAAGTTGAAATGTTCAAACAATTTAAGGTTGGAAGGTACCGGGTTGACTTGTACATAGACGAATATGATCTGGCCGTTGAGTGCGATGAGTACAATCACAGAGATCGAGATCCACGGAAAGAGAAGGAACGAGAAGAATTTATAAGATCCGAGCTAGATTGTGAGTTCATACGATTTAACCCCGATTGTAAAAATTTTTCAATATTTAAGGTTATTGGAATCATACATAAATTTATACTTGAAAGAGAAACAAGAAAGTTACAAACAACCATAGAAAAGAAG